AGGGGATGCAAGAACGAGATTCCAATACCCTTCAAGGACTTATGATGCTCATTACGTTAGGATACACGAGCTATGCCCTTAAGCAAAAGATTAAAGGCAAAGAAGTGAAAGGAGGAATAGCTACAGTAATTTCAGAAGGTGTTACCCGGTCAGGGTTGCTAGGCCTTCAAGGTGACTACATAGCTGCCCTGAATCCTTACGGCAGTGGCTCTAAGTACGCAGGAAGAAACTTACCAAACATACTAGGAGGCCCGTCACTGAGTACCGCAACAAATGCTGCAGTCACAGTTGTGCGATCTGCCCAGGGTAAGTTCGATGCCACAACCTGGAAGAAGGCTAAGAAACTAGTTCCTTTCAACAATTTATTTTATATTAATGCCTTATTTGGCAAAGCAAACAAGAAATAGGAGAAGACAGAATGACCGTCTCATCAAGTACAAACAAGAATACGTATACAGGGAATGGCTCACTAGCAGTCTACGCATACTCCTTTCGTATTCTAGCCGAGGCAGAGATCCTCGTACAGCTGAAGAGTGCAGCAGGAGTACTGACTACTCAGACTCTCACCACTCATTACACCATAAGCGGTGTAAGTGACGCTGCGGGCGGTAACGTTACATTCGTAACTCCTCCAGCATCTAGCGAAACTGTAGTTCTAACACGTAATCTAGATTTCAAACAAGAGACTGATTACCCTGAGAATGGTGCTTTCCCAGCGAATACTGTCGAAACATCTTTCGATAAATTAACTATGATTAGCCAGCAAATACTGGAAGCTCAAGACAGGACCATCAAGGTTGATTCCGCTATCTCAGGATTTGACCCTGTACTACCTACTCCAGTGGCTAGCAACCTTATTGGCTTTACAGCAGCAGCTACTGGACTGTCCGTTATTGCCGTATCTGACATCTCAGCGTTGGCTATTTCAGGAACCACTGCTAACGGCCTCATGACATATAGTTCAGCCGGCACTCTTGACACTGAATCATTGCTAACCTTTGACGGCACTACTTTAGCAGTCACAGGAGCAGCTACTGTTAGTACTACTTTAGGTGTTACTGGCCTAACTACCTTGAGTGCAGGGTTAAACGTTACAGGAGTAGCTACTCTGAGCGGAGGTGTAAATGTTACAGGGACCGCAGCAATCACCGGAGCAGCTACTGTAAGTGCAGGGCTGAACGTAACAGGAGACGCAGCTGCCGATACCCTTACTGTTGCTTCTAATATCATCCATGAAGGCGATACGAACAACTTAATAGGGTTCACAACAGATACTCAGACATTCCAGACAGGCGGGTCCACTAGACTGGACATTACTGATTCAGGATTGCAATTAGGTGCTTCAGGGGCCCGGGTCACTACCGTGCTTGACGAGGATGCTATGGGCACTGACAGCGCCACAGCGTTAGCTACCCAGCAAAGTATTAAGGCCTATGCAGACACTGACGGCTGGAAAAAGATATCTACCACAACAGCTTCTAGTTCTGCTTCAGTAGCCTTTACAGGACTAACCACGTCGTACAGGTGGTATAAGGTAGTTGCTTCCAACATCGTACCCGCTACGGATAACGCTTCCTTTTACGCAACAGTGAGTGTAAATGGAGGCAGTACATATCTTAGTGCAGGATACTACTACGGTTCCTTTAGAGTGACATCAGTACCTGATACAACTAATAACTCTGCCGCTAATGTATCTCAGATAAACATTTCAAATAGCCTGAGTAACCAATCTCTCGAAGCCTGCGCAATGGAGTTTTCAATATATAATGCGGATGATGGACGCTGCAATATGGATTGGATGTTAAACGGGTTAAATTCTAGCACAGTCCCTAGAACAGAACGGGGAGGCGGTATCTGTGCGACATCTGACGTTGATGCCATTAAGTTTGAAATGAGCACAGGTAACGTTGCGACAGGTACATTCACATTATACGGTATTAAGTAGGAGATAACACATGCATATGATAGTTAACGGAAAGAAAGTAGAGATGTCTGCTGACGAAGAGCTTGAACTAAAAGCACGCTGGAAAGCGGCTGATGAAGAAGTAATTGAGAATAAAAGACTTTACGGATATCGAGAGGATAGACTTAAAGAATACCCTCCAATGAGCGAGCAGTTAGATATGATCTTCCATAGAGGGTTGGCCAGCTGGAAGGCTTCCATACAGGCAATAAAAGATAAATACCCTAAACCAGAGTAACCAGTAGGAAGTACCGATGGAAATAATGGAAGTAATGACAATCATCGTGCCAGTCCTTCTGGCATGGATGGGTTCGCTAGAGTGGAGACTAAGAAGAATGAATGATGATAAACCAAATAGAAACGAAGTAAAGACATATGTGGAAAGTAAGCAAGAAATATCCAAGGTGGTAGACAAAGAGCTCAAGGAAGATATTAAAGCCTTAGACAGGAAGATGGATAAGGTCTTGGATCATTTAATCACGAACTAATCCCAATCTCCTTCGGCGTGAAATAGACATCGTAGCCTTTAAGTACTTTGTTTATCTTGCCCTTGTCTAGGCCGTGCACCTTTTGGATTTCCTTGATTAGTATCTCGGTAGACTTAATGGCATTACTATACTGGTCTAAACATTTCTTATACGCATCCTGTGTCCTATCAGTTCTGCCCCTACGGAGTTCACAGATTCTCTTCTTCTGCCCATACAGGCTCGAATGGTGAAGCATGAACACAGCACCCGGCTTAGCTGTTAAGTCCTTAATACTTAATGCGATAAATGCATGAGCACTGTACACAGGACCTTCAACAACACCCTTGACGTGAGCTTTAGTGCTACGTAAAGAACTTAGTATTGCAACCGCACCACTAACTCTTCCTCCATTCCCTTTCAAATGAAATACAAACGTATCCACTGAACCTGCTGCGTCTAACATAGAACGTAAGGGCACATATGCGGGTGAAGCATGGAGGGCTGTGTGGAGGTACACGTGGCATACCTGGGCTACTAATCCGGTACATGAAACAGTAGCTACCTTGGACTTCACTGTCTTAGCAGGGCCTGGAAAGGTTATCGCTAGAGCTGACGTCTCAATGTGGAGTGTTCTAGGTACGATATTGGCGTAGGCTATCGCTGAGGCTACTATCATTAGGTACATTACTAATAGTGTGATACTGGTGTGCTTTTTCATTTCGTTCTCCGCGCTCTCTTGGTTATCCTTAATGTTGTAGGGTCTACGTATCTGACAGGGATCTTATTCTTCCTAGCATACGCTATCTCGCACTGTACTCCGTATGACTCTTTCCATCCCGGCATAGTGCATACAAGTATTTCATCACACACAGACAAGAATGTCAAATCTATGTTCTCCCAGAAATCAAACTCTGTGTTGCGTATCTTTCCGTACTTGGCTAGCGGTGCGGATTGGGAGATGGGAGCAATAACGAGATGCCCCCTCTGAATCAGCCCAGCAGCTACCCGACTGATTTCCCTGTAGCGCCAGTACCTGACAATCTTATTAACAAAGAAGCTATATTTCTTACAAGTATATGGGCTTGCAAGGTAAGCTAACGTGTTGCCATTGTACTTTTTCATGGGTTACCCCCTCTTCTTCTTAGGTGCTTTAATCATGCGGCTATCCTTCCACACATGGCTACATGATTGACACTGGTGTTTCTGGTACGTACCAGTCCGGGTCACAACTTTACCATACTTGCAGCTCTTCACAGAGGAACATGATGGGCATGCTTCCTTACCCTTGCCTTCTAAGATACCGATGTTTACCTTATGATGTACATACGGTTCGATTCTCTGGTGAACCTTCATCAACAAGTCTACATCCTGGATACAATACTTTATCATTAGAGCTAAAGCTTTAGGACAGTTATGTACAAAGACATCGATCCAAAGTTTAATGCCTGTGTGAGATAGTTTCCTACCTACTTTAAGTATGTCGCCTAGGTAATCTAGCTTGTGAGAGTTAAGACTGAACATCCTGCGGGACATAGTCAACGTATCTTCAGTAGTCAAAGGGCCTAAGGGGGGTAGCTTATGCATCATCAGGCGGGCCTGGATGTGCTTTAAATCAAATCTGTCACCATTGTGACCTATGATTAAGTCAGCCTTCCTGAGGATCGCAGAGAGTTTGATCATCATCTGCTTATCGCACTGAGTTCTAGTGTTCCACTGAAGGCATTTTGTTTTCTTCTCATGTGCCCAGCGGTAGCCAACACAGATCAATCTGCATTCCTTAATAATCTGGGCAGGGGATACAGAGATCTTAGAACCTGGTCGCCAGATTAAGGCTAAGTTACCCGAGGTTTCAATATCTATATACAACACTTTACGTTTGGTCTTCATCAATGTTCCCCTTTGGGTTAAAAGCAATATAGCTTATCTTTAGGAAGTGTTCCAAGTCTAACACAACAAGTGGTTTCTGTCTATTCCTGGCTACAACAAGCGCAGGCATAGTCTCTAGGTCTCCTGAATGGCTCTCCGCTTGCTCGAAGCTTTTCCATACGTTTAGTTTCTCCTGGTTCTTACATTCGAAAGCGTAAGGGATTATCTTTTGAGCCTTGGGGGACAACTGAACGTCCTCCCCCGTCATACCCATTACCGTAGATCTGATGTCTCCCTCCTCCAAGGTGCTGAACGTAGCTAGGAGTTTATCCCTAAGTAGGTTTTGCAAACGTCTGCCTTTAGCTTTAGCTGAGCTTGTTTTCATTTCTTTAACTCCATTACGTCAAAGGGTGGTCCGACAGTGGTAGGCATAGCATCTGATATGATCTTCAATGTCTTCCGCAACCTGGCAGGGACACTTAAGTCAGAGCCAGAAGTGGCAGAATAGATTAAATCTGCATTCAACCCACATCCAATACACTCTGCATTCTTACTGGAGATACGTACGTCTGTACAGTTATCAATCGTTATAATCCTACCTGCGTACACTAGTAAAGTATCTACTGCAAACTTATTACCAATGAAGTCATCATCATCAGCATCTACAGCGTCACGTAAGAAAGACCTCATCTCCACGCAAACCTCATCCGCAAACATAGACTGCATCTTAGCCGTTGACATAGTCTTCCTCACAGGCAGCCTCCACTTGAATTCCTGTTCCATTCTCGCTATGAGCCGAGAGTCCCCTGCATGCCCTACAATAGCTGTACTTGTTCTGTACATCTTAGGGTAGCTAGAGGTATACGTCCTCTCCATGCAGCTGATAGCCCTGTCACTGGCCATATACATGATACCTTTTTCTTTCACTGCAATAATTGATGTCATAAGTTATCCTGCTCTAAAGTTTCCAAGTACTGCTCCAGAGTGTCAATACCTTGGCGTTTCAGAAACAACAAGTCACAGTTTAGTTTAAAGTCTATACCGTGAGTGTCGTACATCGAACTGATCTTGTTGATCAACATCCTGAGGTTATATCCTTTTTCTTTCTCCAGTGTTTCAAACAGCTTAAAGATCTTAACAGGACCTACTCCTTTAATACCTTGGATATTGTCTGCCTCATCTCCAAGCAGCATCTGAGCACATAAGAACTTAAATCCAGTACCCGTGAGCCGCTTAGTCTTTGCCTTGTCTGCATATAGAATAAGTGAACCTGGCTCCGTAACCTCTAGCACCTTACTCATCGTAAGACTGAAGTGAGAACCTGGAACCTGTAGTAAATCCTTATCATGAGATACAATAATGGTCTCGTCTGTCTGGTTCATTGCTAAGTAATCATCGGCTTCCAATCCCGCGGGTGCCATCTCAGCATCGTATCTGACAGTCAAGTATTCTCTCATGTTGCTGTAGTGTAGGGGTTTAGATATGCTTTTCCTCTGTTTCTTGTAGGTCCCGTTAGAGATTGCATACCTGAAGTTTTTACGTATGTCCGACTCTGTAAGGTAGACCACAATATGTTCGCACCCAGTCTTGAATCGGATGTAGTCAAGCATATTATCAATGTGGCGGTAGCCTTGGAGACAACTCTGTGCCTCCTGGCGTACCGCAAACTTACCTAGTGACCTAGCTTCTCGGATTGACTTAACAGTGGTTACTAGTTTAGTTCCTTCGTAGACATCATACATTGTCTTCTCTACTGAGAACGCTGCCTTGTAGACCAGTGCATCACCATCTATTAAAGCTACTGTTGCCATCAGATCACCTCACCAAAGCTATCTGCTTCCGCATCTGTTGTAGTATCCGATGCTTCGTCACTCGCTGATGCTGTGAAACCTTCTGTTGCGCTGAACACGTCGGCTGCTGAAGAACTAAAAGCAACTAAGTCAACGATCTGGACCGCTTCTAAGATACCTTGTACCCCAGTCTTGCCTTTGAATTCCCACTCACGGGTACGTACTGCTACGTTTACAGTAGAGCCGTTACCAATCAGTACATTGACAGCGTTCTTCTGGCTATCTACTACAGCAGGAGGAGTCAGGGCTGCACCCTCTTTAGACACTGCTAGCTTCTTAAGTCTGAATACAGTACCGTCAGAGCCATCGTGTGTCACTAACTCACCTGTCAATCGCTTAGCAGGAGCAAGTCCCAGACCGATAAGCGTATCTTTTGTCTTATCGTCTACAGCAATTTCCATAGTGTAGTGGTCAGTTCCCTTACATGCTTTGTGCACACATGCGTAGAAAGACTTACCTGTTATTTTAATTACCTTATTGTTGCTCATTGTATAGCCTCTTGTCGTTGTTAATTTAAATTATTAGATCAGGACTAGTGTCCTCCCTCACTCCAAGTATATCCCCCTTCTTTGTTGAAGTCAACTACTACTGGAATATCCAGCGTACAGCACGTTTCCATAATTCTTTTACATTCAACAGCTTGCTCGAACGTGCCAGAGATAGCTAACTCATCGTGGATTGGAAACAATACATTAATTCCTGCTTCATATGCCAGGATCATAGCCTCGATAGTCTGGTCGGCAGCAGACCCTTGTATCAGCTTGTTCAGTGCTCGATACTCGAAAGACTTCTTCTCACCCTCTGACCACATGTCTGCATCCAGGTGGCTCTTACGCCCCCCTAACGTGGTGATATATCCTCGGCTCTTAAGTGCTTGCTGGCAAATGCCATTCAACTCGTTAAGATAAGGTACTTTCTCATGGTACCTGGCGATGACCTCTTTAGCTTCCTTGAAACTAATACCTAATTGTTTAGCAAGTTTACCCTTGCCCATCCCGTAACTAATGCCCAGGTTAACTACCTTAGCAGTCCTGCGGTCAATCCCGACCATATCTGCAATAGCTTGGTGCATATCGAACTTAGGGTCACGTTTAAACAATTCTACAAACTCCTCCACGCCTGTGCACTTGAGTCTGCTGGCGTAGTGAAGCTGCATACGGCCTTCTTGATTAGAGTAATCCAGGCTGAACCACTTCTCTCCCTCTTCAGGAACAAAGATACTCCGGCACAAGGGCCCGTACACTTCGTCTCGGCTAGGGATCTGTTGTAAATTAGGGTTAGAACAAGAGAACCTACCGGTACGAGCACTTAAGATGTGGAGCTCAGGATATACTCTGCTGTAATCTGTGTGCTCAGGGAACAACTCTTTACAGGTGTTAACTGTCTTCTCTAGGAAATCTCTTTTGAATTTAATTAGTTTCCGGCACTCAGCTAGTAAGTTGCACAGCGGATGCTCATGCTCAGCCAACCAGGTGGATTCAATATTAGGGTTGCCTGTCTTAGGCTTCCTCTTGTATTTAATCCCGTGGTCATCCAGTACTGAAGGAACATCTATTTTAGAATTCAGATTGAAACTCCTGCCTGCTTCAGCGTACAGCGCTGTGATCTTCTCTTCAATAAGGTTTTCTAAGTCTACGCAGGTTTGCCTGGCTTTTACTAGATCAATCCTTACTCCCTTCCTTCTGTAGTGGTTACAGATAAGGAGTAACTTACTCAACTTCTCAATGCGAGCTTCGTCTGCACATGATTTGAATCCCAGGTATAGTTCATTAGTAAGGACTGCATCTTCAACTGCATACTCTTCCATTAATTCTGGGAATGACTCTTGCAGCATGTCCATGTTTGTCTTAATAAACTTAATGGCTTTTGCTTCAGGGATATCCCGTACGTATTCTTCTAGGCCTTCCTTTGCTGCTTTCTTCTTTGCATTCAGATCTTTCTTAGTCCAAGGCATAAGGTGCGCTGCTGCGGCAAGTAACGGACCGTGAGCCTTAGACTTACCCAGATACTTTTTACTTAAGTTATCAAGGCTGTATGAAAACAACGTGCTGTTGTACAGTTTGCCCAGCAACATAGTATCAATGATTGTTTTCTTGTCTAGCTCTAAGTCCACACTGTACTTGTGCTCCAGGTACCGAAGACAACCCAAGTCATAGGCAGCGTTGTGCATGATTAAGGTATCGAACTTACGGACTATGTCTAGGATATCTTTGTGAGGTACAATGTACTCAGCTTGGCTATCGGTAGAGGTGAAGACAGCTGCTCCCAAGACTTGGAAGTCTGTCTCATCCTTACGTACAATACCGTAGACCCATCCGCTCCCTAGCTTGTTGGAGATGTAAGGATCCACAGTTTCAAAATCCAAAACTAAGTAGTCTTTCATATCACCTTCCCGAATACTTCAGTTGCTGACGGAGAGAATTCATGTATGCCCTCAAGTTCCTCAAGCTTACCATTAGTTCTGTTGTATTTCAACTGCACAGTGCAACCATCTGCTTCTCCAGTGAACCTATCCTTGAGGATCCGTACCGTAGTGATGTGTCTCTCTTCCTCTATCTCAGATAACTTGTTCCGCTCTAGTCCGATCATGAAACTAGACCAGTAGTTAATAGACTGCGATCCTCTAAAGCTAGCAGGGTATACCTTCCTACCTTCTTCGTAACTCTTACCCTCGTACGGCTTAGCTAAGTGACTCACTAAGATAATGGTACAGTCAATCTCTTGCACTAAAGCTCCGAGCCTGGCCATAGCCATGTCAATTCCTCTTCGCTCTTCCTTCATCTCAGCAGCCAATGCTGTTAAATGATCCAAGACAATGAACTTACAACCCAATGCTTTCACATAGTACCTGATCTTAGAGATTACGTTATCTAACTGGTTGCTTCCGTAGTGATCGTACAGCCAGATCTTACCTTCCAACGACTCTTTAGCTTTGTTTATAGCTTCTAGGTCCCAGGCTATGCCCGGCACATGTAGCCTACTGCCTAACATGCCTCCGATCAGTCTCATTAATGTCTGGTCAGGAGACTGCTCGAGCATAATAACCCCTACCTTCTCATCTAACTTAGATGTGAGGTGAAGTACAATGTCCTTGACAAACTCTGTCTTACCGATACCTGAACCAGCACCTACAGTGTAGATAGCTTTAGACTGGATACCGTAAGTGAGATCCGTCATAGCTTTCCAAGGCCAGTCAACACCACGCTTAGGTTTAGTAAGTGTAATGTCCCCAATACTTACGATAGAGTCGGGACTAACTATCTCAGCTCTCCAGATAGCTGTTTTTAATTCTTCAGCTTTTCCCTTTGTAATCATGTCACTAGCATCTTTCTCGGGCAGTTTAACTATCTTTGTCTTGCCCATTGGAAGTATGTCTGCGCACTTCTTGGCTGCCTTCTGTCCTGCTTCATCCATGTCGAAGCAAAGAACAACTTCTTTAAACTTAGACAGCCATTCGAGATTCTTAGAGATATACGTGTGTGCGGAGGACGCACCTGAGGGCACTGAAACTACGGGGTACTTGCATTCAAATACCTGAGCCACTGACAGCGCATCTAGCTCGCCTTCAGTAATTGTTATCGATATCTTTTCGTTGGGAGTCCATAGCCATTTGCCGTAGAGGTCAAGTCCTCTCCCGTTGCCGGTGATGGTGATTGCTTTGTCTGCCCCTCGTAACTTCTGACATACGACATTACGTTGTTCATCGTAGTAGTTAGCGATGTGCACGGTAGAGCCTGCTTGAAAGTCTTCTCTCTCCGCACCTGCGTACTTACCTACCTCATAGTCATAAAACTTACATGTTTGCTGTGTAATCTTTCTACTCTTAAGATCTCTGTCTTCCCCTGATAACATATCTGCCCCCCCTACTTCCTCTGCCCCATCTTTATTCTTATGGTAACCACACCCGTAACAGTGCTTGGAACCATCCCCATGTGTGACTAGGTTATCCTGGCCACTGTCCTCGCATACCCTGCATTGTTCTCTACTTACCACTGACATCTTTAAACCCCTGGCTTATTTGGTCTATGTTAAAGGTAGCAGCGCACAGGAACCCTTGGAACCCGTAGATGCACTCGTCCAAACTGGACTCATCTGGAAGCACTACCTCTGCCTTGATACTGTTGTTCTCTAAATCAACTACCTGAAACCGGTATACTAGCATACTCTACCCCATCTTCTTGTCTATAAAACTTTTTAAAACTCTTCCTACGTTCAAGTTACTTACAATCTTCTCCAGTGTCCGAGCAGGAATATACCCCATGATACATACTTGCAGCAGATCAAAGATCTTTGACAGCATAGGTGATAAGGGTTCATTAATATTGGGCGGCATGTATCCAAAAAAGTTAGCTACAATTAACCCTAAGAATACTATAGCGGTGAGAGGTGTCCAGACAGCAGCAAACCAGAAACCAATACTTGCTTCAGCAGAGATTACCTGGGCAATCGCCTGTTCTCTCTGTGAGTTGGAAGAGTTGGCTTGCCCTAACACCTTAAGTGCTCCGCTAACTACCTCTCCTTGTTGCTTTTTAAAGCCAAAGAAAGAACCTATTCCACTACCTATCGCGCCTATTAAACTACTTAGAAACATATTCGTCACCTATATCTGTTACAAATTTATCTATGTACCCGCCTAGCTCAGTAAGCTCTTCGTCAGTACACTTGGAGAATTCCTGTACAGTGTTGAGAATCACGTCGCGAGAGGCTACAAGCTGGGCGTAGTTATAACTCACCTGTCTTGTAGCACTTATCCCCCACATAATATCCAACATCTGGAAATCCCGTACATCATGGTACTCTTCCGGACTGTTTTCCCTCATAACATACCATTTACTCTGGCCCCATCTGCTATAACTCATCTGTATTCTCCTGCTTTAGCTGGCCTACATTAGTTAGGTCCACGTTACCTTGGTCTAAGAGAATGTCTAAGTTATAGCTCATTGGTTCTCTCCTCCGCAGGTTCGTCTCTGTCAAACAAGGCAGTACATGCGGGGCAACCGAGATAATTATCGTGTACCTGTACCAGGAAGATATCGCACTCCGGACAGCATGAATATTCTAAGTCTGCTTTCAATCGTTCTAAATACATTACTTTCTCCCATGTGTTTTCTCATTACCTAATGATACCGCCTCTTCCTTTGTTTTGCAAGTACCAAGGTGTACTTCCTTACCTTGTTACCAGGTCCTTGCTATCCACCGATTACATCCCTTGTGGTAGTGAACTTTAAAGGGAGCTGATTTAGTCCTCGCACGTCGGTTGTTGGCTTGTTCCTTAGGCGTGGACCACTTGCAATTCTCCTTACAGTATGGTCCGTTATTGTCCACTCTGTCTAGAGTCCTGCCCGGAGGCCTGTTTCCCATGTCGTCCAAGAAGCTAGAGAACTCAAGCCATTGATCGCAAACTGCCATACCTCTTGCTCCGTACGTTGCATACTTACAATTATTGGGGTTCAAGCAGCGTTGCTTCATTGCTCTCCAGCTGTTGTATTCCGGAGTGCGGTTACACATCTTTACGGCCTGTGTAAGGGTGTACTGGGCTATAACTTGTCTCTAGCATGTACACCTGTTTGTCCTCTGGTAGGTTAGCATAGGGAAGGTCATCCCCTGGCTCGCCTAGCTTGTACCCTAATCTCAGTCTGTGGCACACATCCCTATTAAACACAGTATAATCCTTAATCCAATAGATTTCAAATACTTTCTTACCTTTAGCTGTAATCATGATGTTGATGCGCAACCCTGACTGGGATGGGTGCTCATCGCCGATGGTTACTGGGGTTGGATTCTTCTTTGGTTTAAGGTATGTCCACTTGTAGAAGTAGTCCACCACTAACACCTCTGAGGCTAGCTCTCCCATCACATGAGCTCTAAAGTACTCACATGGGTTGCGGAGAACTAACCAAACATATCTAGGCCACCATCCTGTGGGATCTGTAAACTTGGCTCTTTGAACTGAATCTCCAGATAATCCA